CGAGCCAAGATGGCTTGACAACCTTCTTTATCTCTACACGTCTCCTTTCGACATAGTGGTTGATCCGTTTGCCGGGGGTGGTTCCACACTCGACAAATGCCGACAACGCATGCGGCGATGCTGGGCATCAGATCGAATCCCGATTGAAGAGCGCAAACGCGAGATCAGAGAGCTTGACATTACGCAATCGCTGCCCGATCTACGCAAGCGCTGGTCCGATGTTCGCCTTGTCTACCTGGACCCGCCGTACTGGAAACAAGCGGAGGGGAAGTACAGTTCCGATCCAACCGACCTCGCGAACATGGATCTTGAGACCTTCCACGCAACGCTGGCCGGACTGATCTGCAATCTGGCAAAGAAGCTGACTGAAGGGGCATGTATCGCCCTCATCATCAGCCCGACGCAATGGCCGGCGGAAAACAAACAGTTCACCGATCATGCCGGCGAAATGCTGCGCCGTGTCAAGCTGTCGGTGGACATGAGGTACTCGGTCCCCTATGAGAGCCAGCAGTACAACGGGAACCAAGTATCGTGGGCACAAGAACACCGGAGGTGCCTTGTCCTGACCCGCGAGATCATTGTTTGGAGGAAGTAGGATGCTCTGCCCGAAAACGTATTGCCCTAGATGCGGCGATAGGTTGATTCATCAGTCGAAACGGCAGCCCAACGAGTCTTCGTCGGCCTATGGGCAGCACATCAAGGATGACCTGCCGAACAGCTTCTACTTCGCTGATGTGGACGGAGTCGTCTTTCGATTGTCAACCAAGATTCTCCGTGTCCTGGAACATAAGTTCCCTGGGCGGCCAATGAAAGAGAGCGAGTACAAGATCCTCAGCATCATCGCCAACGCCCTCGATGGGATAGTACCCGCAAGGACAATCCATCCAGATTCGGGAGTGTTCGTCGTCCATGCTGAGCCACCCTGGAAAACAGCCATGATTCGCGAAGTACGGTCAATGGAATCATTTGTGTTGTCCGGTCCCGAATTGGCATCGTTTGAATCGGGGAGCGTTGTCAACCTATGGTGATCTGCACTCCGTCAACCACAGCCGTCCGTCGTCCGCCGCCAGACACGTCGGACCCTGACCTTTTTGTCTGTCCATTTGTGATTCTTCAGGACACCCGTGAACAAGCCCCCTGGACCTTCACGGAGATCGTTTTCGAGCGTCGGCTGTGGGTCATCCGTCGCGACGTGACAACGCTCCTGACCGGCGACTACACGATTGCCGGCTGCGAGGACCGGCTGGTGATCGAGCGGAAGAGCGCGGCCGACCTGGTTGGCTCGGTGACGGTCGGCAACGCTCGCTTCCGGCGGGAGCATGAGAGGATGCAAGTCGTCGTCGAATCCGGCGGCTTCGCGTGTGTGATCGTCGAGGGCTCGCTGTCGGCGATCTGCGACGAGCTGGACCAAGACACCGGCCGGCGGGTGACGAGTGAGTCGATCATGGGCGCCGTCGCGTCCTGGCCCCGGCGGTACGGGGTTCACTGGCTGTTTGCCGGAGACCGGCGGCGGGCGGAGTTGCTGGCGTTCAGGGTCATGCTCAAGTGGTGGAGGGACCTGGGGCGATGAAGCGCAAAACCAAGGAAACAAGGACTCGATTGACGCGCTACGAAGCTGACGTAATGCGATCTGTCAAAACCAATCACATTTGGCTTAATGCCTTCGCGTGTATTCGGCCATCTGACGAGTTCGTCTTGATGGTCGGCCGCTATGTGCTGGGGCTGCTTAACGAACCGGAAAACCTGATCCTCAGCGACTGCGACGAAAGCGAAGTTCTGAGGGCTCTGAAGATGAAAGAGCTGGTTGTCAGGATCAACAAGTCGTAGCAGGAGGTTCGGGCCGTGGGTCAATCAGTACGGACGCCGCAGGAAATCAACGCGGAGATCCTCTCCCGTTTGGACGTGGCCGCCGAATACGAGGCGCTCGGGGTCCGGCTCAAGGGCCAACCGCGGGCGTCGGGGATGGTGAGCTGTTATGCCTGCGGCCGCGAGGACCGCTCGCCCTCGGCCTGGATCAACATCCGATCCGGCTGTTACGGCGACAGCGGCGGCCGGGACACGGCGGCGTACACGATGAGCTTGTGGGATTTCGCGGTGAAGGTCGGGCGGTTCCCCGACTGGCAAACCGCACGGAAAGCCTACGCCTCGAAGGTCGGCGTCGCGATCGGCCGGGAGAAGAAAACGGCCGGCAAGACCGACTGGCGGGACAAGCTGGAATTCCAATCCTGGGACACGCCCGGCAACGACATGCTGGCTCAACGCTGGTGCATGGTCGCCAAGCCCGGTGTGACGCCGGAGGCAATCAGGGCGGCCGGCGGGATGCTGGCCTACTACCCCTGTTGGCGCGACAAGAAGACGGGCGAGAAGCGCCGGACCAGGGACTGCCGGCAGGTCGTGGCGCTGCCGTGCTATGGCCCGTGGTTTCTCGAAGCCGATCCGGTGGCCTGGCAGATCTTCGACGTGACCGGCCAGCCGTTCGACGTGACGCCCAAGGACATGCCGCCGGACGAGCCGCCCGTCTTGGCCAAGCACCTCAGCGTCGGCCCCACGTCGGGCACGCTGATGGGGCTCTCGTCGCTGATGCTGCTCTGCGATCCGGACCGGCGGGCTGGCGTGGAGTTGGTTTGGAAGGTCGAAGGCCCCATCGACATGCTCGCCCTGTGGGCCAGTCTGCCGCCGGAGCAACGCGAGACGGTGGCGATCGTTACCCAAGCCGGCGGCGCGGCGGCCGAGGTGCAGTCCCACCAAGCGAAGCCCCTGGCCGGACTCCGCGTGGCCGTGGTTGGCGACTGCGACGACGCCGGGCAGGTCGGGACTGAGAAGTGGTGCCGGGCACTGGACGGCTTGGCCGCCGAACTGCGGGCCGTCCGATTGCCGTGGGACATCGAGCCGAAGCACGGGAAAGACGTTCGGGACTTTTTGACAGGAGCACCGATCTCACTGGAGGAAGGGAGAAATGGCGAAGCCGAAAACGAAGAAGCGGAAGAAGGTCACCGTGCAACTACTGAAGCGGGTCCACGCCGGTGAAGTGACGGAGCCGTACCGGCTGATGGAGGAGTTGCGCGACCGCGACCACGGGCACCTGGCGGGCGCCAAGATCGGGATCGCGTGGCGGCTCGGCTGGCGGTCGGACCCCGATGGTCACCTGCGGCTCGGCCAGTGCCGGAAGCGGACGGATCTCGACCGGGAGCTGGACGGCTTTGACTTCATGCTGATGCTCAACAAGGAAGCGTGGCCCCAGCTGAACGACGGCCAGAAGCGTGCCCTGATCGACCACGAACTGTGTCACGCCCAAGTCGTGATCGACAGCGACGGGAACCCCAGACGAAACGACCGGGACCGACTCGTTTGCCGGATTAGGAAGCACGACACCGAGGAGTTCCGCGCCGTGGTCGAGCGGCATGGGCTGTGGACCGCCGACCTGGAGCACATCGCACGGGCCGCGATCAACGACGCCAACCGGCCGCTGCTGCCACGGGACGATGCGCCCGCGTCGACGGCCGCCGCTGGCGGGGCGGATGACGACGACTCCTGGAAATCGGAACCGCTGGGCGTCCTGAACCTGGACGACAACGTGGAGACGTACCTGCGGGCGGCCGGCTACGCGACGCTGGGCGAGCTGTCGGCCTACATGGAGCGCAAGAACGACTTCTGGGCGAAAGACCTCGACGTGGGCGGCGAGAAGAGACCGCGAAGCCTCAAGATTAAGGTTGAGCAAGCGTATGTCGCGTTTTGGGCGAGACGCAATCAAGCCGCGGCGGCGTGCTGGTAGGTCGATCTACATGCAGCGGGGAAACCGATGGACGGAAAACAGGAACGGACGCCGCGGTGCTACGCCGACCTTGTGGCGCTGTGGGATGCCGCGCCGGCGTGGCAGCCGCCGGCGCCGGAGCAACCGCAGGTTGCCAACACGGCCCGCTCCTCGGAGGTGGACCTGTTCACGGACCGCCAGATTGCCGATGCCCTGCAGATCGACGTGCTGGGCCAAACGGAAGCGGGTGACATCGAAGCGTACTCGTCCTTCCTCCGCCGGACCGTGCGTTTCGGTGGCGTGTCTCGGCTCAAATACGAGGATCTCCTGAAGCTGTTCGGCACGCCCGTCCGGAGCGTGGTCAGCCGCACCAACGAGGACGCCGCTCCCGGCATGTACCCCATTCGCGACGTGCGCGAGATGCTGGGGCACCTGTCGAGCGTGAAGCTGATCGGGGAGGAAACCAAGCTGGGCGCCGGCGTGTGGCCGGTCCAGGACGAAGCCGGCCGGGATCAGCAAGCCGTCGTGCTGGTCAACACCTCGGAGGCCATGCACTACAACGGCCATGTCGAGCGGATAGGGCAGCTGCGCCCCGATCTCTTCGAGCAGGGACATGCGTAGGTCTGCGTTCATGGCTTCCCCTCGATCAAAAAAGGTGTTGTTGTCCTCGCCCCTCATCGCGCCGCTTGCGCCACTTCCGTTCCTGTTCAACCCCTTCCATGCCGGGCAACGCTTGCTGGCCTTCCAGGCTCTCGACCTTCTTCGCTGGCGTGTCCCAGCCGGTAAGGTCGATCAGCGGAGACACGGCGCGGCGCTGGCGCTCTTCTCGGTGTGATGGGTGCTCGTACATGTCTGGGCATCTTGTGTTGTCGGTCTTGGTGTCACTCTCCGCAGTACCCGCCCCCGGCCTCGAACCGGGCCGCCCCTGGTCCTGGTCCAGGGGCGCTGGCCTTTCCACCGGGTCTAGTTGAAGTCGAGCCCCAGCGATGTCATCGCTTCGACCTCCGCGATGCTCCGCCACTCGCTGCCTTCGCCGATGATGACATGATCGAGAACGCGCACATCGAGCAGCTTGCCGGCTTCGATCAGCCGCCGCGTCAATTGGATGTCCTTGTCGCTCGGCTCCGGATCGCCGCTGGGGTGGTTGTGGCAGAGAATCACGGACTTGGCAGAAATCCCGATCGCGGGCCGGAAGACTTCCCGCGGGTGGACCATCGTTTGATCGAGCAGGCCCAGCGTCACAAGCTCGATTCGCAAAATGTGGCCCTTGGTGTCCAGGAACAGCGCCCAGAAATGCTCCTTCGCCTGGTCAATCTCGCCTTCTGCGTCCAGGATCGCCCGGAACACCGGCGCCACGTCCGCAGGTCGCCCGATCCGCTTCTTGGTCGTCTTCATCCGCATGTCTTCCCCTCTCGTTGCTTCTCTTGGTGCTTGCTCTCGCTCCCGGATTCGCCGGGCCGGCTGGCGGTCGCTCCCGCCGTGAACACATACCGATGGGCAAGAAAGGAAAAGACCCGAAGCGAACAACAACGCACAGACGCGCCGAAGACGCGCCCGACCGTCACGCCGCCACACGCGCCCAGTCGCCGGAAACCGCGAACCGAAGACAAGACGAAAATCTGTCAATCGGACAGAGATATCGAATCAGGGAGTCGGAGCGACGGGGCAACGGGGCAGAGGACCGCAGCCCGCAGAATCGCCGGGCTTCACTCGGTGGCCGAGGTCGCATCGGTCGCTGGCGTCGGAACGCTCGCCCCGCGATCGGGAAGGCGCGGACGATGAGGGAACGGGGAAGGGGCAACATGTTGCACCTTGGCGAACCCGGCGGACGTAGCGCCCAGGGCACGGAGCCGCAGCGCCGGCGGCGTCATCCGCCCAGCTCCGGCGGCGGTGCCCGGCGGCCTCGGTCGCCAGGTCCGAGCGGTGGGCGAGATCGGCGGCCGAGCCCCCTCCGCCGGGCGTTGGCGGGAGGGTCTTTGCTGGTCTGGCAAAGCATGGACCGCACGCAACCACAAGCACAACAACGGCTTGCGTCCACACACGCGCAGCACGTGGGCCGCCATAGCTGCCCTTGGACCGATCCGAGCCCAGCGAAGCCGAGCCGGCGGAAGGACGGCAGAATGGCCAGCGGAATGGCCAGCGGAATGGCCGACTTGGGGCGGGGTGCGTGGGGTCCCCCCGCCTTCCTCCAGGATCTTGCCCAGCGCCCCACCCCGGAAACCGCCGGAGGGAGGACGTTAACCTCTTTCTATACCTGACCGGATAGCGGATTTCCCAGGGAATACGCATGTTTTTCCGAATTCACATCCGCTTACTGTGCGTTCCGGCCGTTTTCGTGTCATTTTTTCGCCGTTAGAGGGGTTTTCGGGGTCAGTTTCGGCAACTTGGAGTTCCGTGTCAGGAATCGGGGAAAGCGAGAAAAGGGATCCGAGAATCGGGGCTCTGACGACCGGCAACTGACCACTGACGACTGACCACTGACGACTGCCACCGACTCCGATCGCGCGTACCGAGGGCCAGATGACCGGTTATCGGAATCGGCGGGCTAGACGCTGACTTGCGGTTCTGGTTTCCCTGGAATTGTTGTTCCAGGTCAGCGGCTGCTGAGGGGGACCGTCACTGGTTTCCGTCCCCTGACCCCGTGCCGTTCTCGCCGTGGATGACGGCCTACCGGCACGTTGCCGATTCGCGTGTCGCCCGGCAGGTGTGGGTTGGTGGCCGGTGGCCGGGCGACGAAGCGGTATCTGTATTGTGGGGACGATTGGAAGGCGGGGTCAATTGGGGCGAAGGCGTGCAGACTGTTCACAGATCTGGCCGCGGGAGGGTGCTGCCGGGGTTCCGTGAGGATTAGTTGCGGATTGGCCGCGGGCTGGGATTGGTTACACTCACGCTGGAACAATTCGAGCGGCGCATCCGGTTGCGGATTGGCCGCGGGCTGGGATTGGTTACACTGCGGACCAGCTCGGATTTCGGACGCGGAACGTTGCGGATTGGCCGCGGGCTGGGATTGGTTACACTGGGAGCGACGATCGCCCACAACGTCATCACGTTGCGGATTGGCCGCGGGCTGGGATTGGTTACACTCGTGTGGTTGCGGTTCGACAGGCTGGCGGAGTTGCGGATTGGCCGCGGGCTGGGATTGGTTACACTGTTGCCCGACGTGCCGCGCGCGGCGTCGAGGTTGCGGATTGGCCGCGGGCTGGGATTGGTTACACTCAGAATACGTTATTGTATCCCGTTTCCCCCGTTGCGGATTGGCCGCGGGCTGGGATTGGTTACACTCGTGACACCACCACGGCCGCAGGATCGATAGTTGCGGATTGGCCGCGGGCTGGGATTGGTTACACTAATGGAGGAATTGGCCGCGGCTGTCGGCGGTTGCGGATTGGCCGCGGGCTGGGATTGGTTACACTCGCATCCACGGGGACACGGCACGGGGGCAAGTTGCGGATTGGCCGCGGGCTGGGATTGGTTACACTCAGGTGGACCTCGTCGGTGCCGCCCACGACGTTGCGGATTGGCCGCGGGCTGGGATTGGTTACACTTCCGACTGCGGCCAGAGGATCAACCGCGCGTTGCGGATTGGCCGCGGGCTGGGATTGGTTACACTCCAGCGGATGCGCACGGAGCCGGATTACTGTTGCGGATTGGCCGCGGGCTGGGATTGGTTACACTTCTGAGTCTACCGCGCGGCACACCCACAATGTTGCGGATTGGCCGCGGGCTGGGATTGGTTACACTCTGGGAGCCGGGATTCACCGGCCACGTGCTGTTGCGGATTGGCCGCGGGCTGGGATTGGTTACACTATCGGGCGACGAGACGGCGACACAACGCGGGTTGCGGATTGGCCGCGGGCTGGGATTGGTTACACTCGGCAGCGTGGACTGGGAAAAGGACCTGATGTTGCGGATTGGCCGCGGGCTGGGATTGGTTACACTGCCGATTTGTGCCCGACCTTCTACCGCGTGTTGCGGATTGGCCGCGGGCTGGGATTGGTTACACTACGATCTGGTTGACCGCGACCGTCAGGCAAGTTGCGGATTGGCCGCGGGCTGGGATTGGTTACACTGCCGAAAGGGTCCTCGACGCCATGTGTCGGTTGCGGATTGGCCGCGGGCTGGGATTGGTTACACTCGCGTACCAGACGGGCGCGTGCGATTGCGTGTTGCGGATTGGCCGCGGGCTGGGATTGGTTACACTCGGCGTGCGGTAACTACCGCGTCGACCGCATGTTGCGGATTGGCCGCGGGCTGGGATTGGTTACACTCGAGTGGTCCCACCCGTCCCGAGCCTACAGGTTGCGGATTGGCCGCGGGCTGGGATTGGTTACACTCCGCGGCCAGTGGGGCGTGGGCTGGGACATGTTGCGGATTGGCCGCGGGCTGGGATTGGTTACACTCGACGCCCCGGCCGAACCGCTGCAGCCCAGGTTGCGGATTGGCCGCGGGCTGGGATTGGTTACACTGCGCGCCGGCTGGGGCCAGCGGCACATCGTGTTGCGGATTGGCCGCGGGCTGGGATTGGTTACACTCATCGAGGCCAAGGCCGTCGAGAGTATGGTGTTGCGGATTGGCCGCGGGCTGGGATTGGTTACACTATTGCGACATCAGCGGCCGAGTGCGCTATCGTTGCGGATTGGCCGCGGGCTGGGATTGGTTACACTGTTGTCGAGCCTCACGACCACCCTGGCCAAGTTGCGGATTGGCCGCGGGCTGGGATTGGTTACACTGTTGCCCGACGTGCCGCGCGCGGCGTCGAGGTTGCGGATTGGCCGCGGGCTGGGATTGGTTACACTAACAGCCCGCTCTCGGCAAAGAGTTGGTCTGTTGCGGATTGGCCGCGGGCTGGGATTGGTTACACTGATACACAACTGCAAGGAGGCCCGCACGTGTTGCGGATTGGCCGCGGGCTGGGATTGGTTACACTGGTCATCGGGATTGATCGCGTGGGGAACAGGTTGCGGATTGGCCGCGGGCTGGGATTGGTTACACTACCGCTCGTCGCGCCACCAGCGCCACCAGTGTTGCGGATTGGCCGCGGGCTGGGATTGGTTACACTGTCGAAGCTCTGGCACTGGGTGGCATCGTCGTTGCGGATTGGCCGCGGGCTGGGATTGGTTACACTCGACGCCCCGGCCGAACCGCTGCAGCCCCGGTTGCGGATTGGCCGCGGGCTGGGATTGGTTACACTACGATCTGGTTGACCGCGACCGTCAGGCAAGTTGCGGATTGGCCGCGGGCTGGGATTGGTTACACTAGAAAGAGTCGTGGCCGCAATCTTCACCGTGTTGCGGATTGGCCGCGGGCTGGGATTGGTTACACTCGAGAACATCGACGCGATCGCGCAGGCGTTGTTGCGGATTGGCCGCGGGCTGGGATTGGTTACACTGCGGGCCGCGTACGGCGCGACCACAACCAGGTTGCGGATTGGCCGCGGGCTGGGATTGGTTACACTGCGAAGATGGCCTGCAAGATGGCATCGGCGTTGCGGATTGGCCGCGGGCTGGGATTGGTTACACTCGCCTCGTATGCGATCTGATCTCCCCTCTCGTTGCGGATTGGCCGCGGGCTGGGATTGGTTACACTGTCGGACAAGGCGTTCGAGCGGTGGGCTGAGTTGCGGATTGGCCGCGGGCTGGGATTGGTTACACTCGAGAACATCGACGCGATCGCAAAGGCTTTGTTGCGGATTGGCCGCGGGCTGGGATTGGTTACACTGGGCACCGACTGCTGGATCCCACTCACCGCGTTGCGGATTGGCCGCGGGCTGGGATTGGTTACACTAAAGCCGGAACGGCGTCTTCGATGCGTATGTTGCGGATTGGCCGCGGGCTGGGATTGGTTACACGTAACCGTTCACGCCCCGGGGCGGACGCAGGTGCTCAATAACTGGGGACGTTGGCGGTCGGCAATGTCGCGTCGACGATGTGAGAGCGGTCGCGGACGATGGGGATTATCGTCCCGTGATGAGCGACTGACGGCCGGGATGCCGGCGGCCCCCAGCCAGCGGTCAACGACGCGTGCCCATCGGGCGACGACGACAGACAGGCAGCGATGAGTGGGCAACGGCCAGCGATAGGCGGTGGACGGCCTGGCAAAAAACTGATCTGGACACGAACGGCGTTTTCGGTGACGACATAGATTATTATGTCGTCCACGACTGCCGAGCCCATCCAGGTACCTCCCGAAATCGACGCCGAAATGACGCCGGCGGTTCGAGTGTTTGTGGCATCGCTCATCGACCGGATTCAAAAGCTGGAAGCCAGATTGGCCTTGAGTCCACAGAACTCCTCGCTGCCACCTAGCAGTCAACACCCTCATGCGAAGCCCCCGCGAAAAAAGAAAAAGGGGCCGAAGAAAAAACGCGGCGGTCAGCCGGGACATCCGCGACATCAGCGTGAGTTGATTGAGCGCAAGGGAGGTAATTGATGGACAAACAATCGGGGTAAACGGTGGATTGTTGCTTCGGTGGCATGGGGGCGAAGTACCGGTGGCCTCTTCTGATCTCCGTTCCGG